CATCATTGGGAGTAAGGTTAGCATGTTTGCCATCAAGAGCAAACAATTCCTTGAAGTGTACTATGTAATACTTACCTTGCTTATGTAAGATATGACAACTTTGATATAATTTCTTTTCCTTTCTTGATGCTACACCAATTCTTGTAAGAGTTTCCCTAACCTTTAAAAAATCATCAGGTTCATTGAGAAGCACCTCTACCATTTGATCTTGCGACCATTGTACAGTGGGCTCAGTGGTAGTCATTTCGATCCTCCAGTTTCAAGTCGTTGTTTAATAAAATTAATTTGTTCAGGGGTTAATATCTTGAGGGCATTAGATGCCTTTTCATTACTATAACCATAGTATTGTTTAATGATTTCGAGGTCCGTGACTTTATCCTTACGGAGCCAGGGAGAAAATCTCTTCTTTTTCCTAAGTGTATTTAGATAAAATGAATATTGCATGTCTTTGTCTAGGAAAGAATACTTATTCATTTCATTAGCAAATAAGATAGAATCAATATTACCTGATAAACAACGATTGATAATATAAGGAGCATAATCCTTTATTGTAGAAGGATCTTCCTCAATAAGATTCTTCTTATTGAAGTTAATAGAATTAAGCCAATCTTTTAGTTCAGTCATAATATATGGAAAGGATCAATGTGTTCACTGTACTCATCAACATCTCTGCGGAGATTACTATATCTTTCATCCTCTTCAGCAAGTCTTTGCTCACCCTTGGTGGTATAGTGCAAAACAATAGGATTAAAGAACTCTTCATGCTTCTGCTCTACATATCCCTGAGTCACGTCCTGCACCCCGAAGAGACCTCCTGCTGCCCCCGATCTACTCAATATAACCCACATAGCATATTCATCGTATATACGAGGATTAGGCACTGGATAAGGAATCTTTTTATCCTTTATCTTTAACATCAATTCAACTAACTCACCCAAACGATCTATCACATCTAAGTGAAGTCCATTATTAAATAACATCACACCCATACAATATTTGTATATCTGTGTTTTCCCACCAGCATCCACAATACACTGATCCACATAATCAAGAGCTTTCCTTATATCCTTTCCACCACCAGTATTAGGATCATGTCTGAAACCAAACTCCTCTCTACCAAATACGTCTGCATAGTTATAATGATCAAAAAGATATTGAACATCTCCATAGAAGAGAGTATCTGAATCTACATAAAGAATATTAGCATTATCAAACTCTCCACTTCTCTTATCAAAGAACTTAAGATTATACCACCTATAAATGAATAACATTCCATGAGTATGTGCTTTCTCAAAAGGTAAAACTCTTACACCATATTCCAAAGAAAAATAAGGGGGAATAAGCTCAGGGTCATCGCAAAACAAATAAACAGGTATTTCATTATTAAACCTCCTAAGTGAATTAATACTATGGTCAAAACGTTTTAACTCATGATCATTTACATGATCATAACGACTTACTTTATATGAATAATAAACAATATCAGTCATCTTCCTTCTCTCGACTTATTCCTAATGGTAATATGATTACCTTCTATTTTAAACTCTAGGT